AAACAGATGCAGATGCATTTGAAGTAGCCGCAAAAGAATACTTGTTCCTACTAAACTTTGCTATGTTTGAATACACAGAATTATGGGACGGTGGAAGTCTTGCTCCAGAGTGGACAGATGATATGCGTACCCAAGCAGGCATTCAAACAAACAATCCGTTAGGTTATGCATTCCATAACACATACATTGCACCAATAATTAGTAAACCATCACTTGCAACAATTAGAAGTATATTCCAAGATGGTAACACACCAGCACAAGACGATCCAAGACTAGCAGGAGAATCAGGATATGTTGTTGATTAAATTTAAACAAAGAGACGGAGCATAATATGGCTGAATATATTGTAGTTACAGAAAAAGGCATAGATGTTGCAGTAGTCGATAACGATTTACAAAGAGACACATCGACTGATGACTCTGTAAACAGTAGTATTGTACCTGATAGAAGTGTACCAGTAATTAATGCTAGGCCTGCTAATAACAGAATGACGCATTATGATCTTACTGACGAAGAAGCCGCGGCATTATCAAATGACCCGCGAGTACTATCAGTAGCAGGAGTTCCAGACATAGAAACACAAGAACTATATGCTACACAAAATGCAGAATTTCAAAGAAGTTTTGTAAACGGTTCAAATAGTGTTAACTGGGGTTTAGAAAGACATATTGATCCAAATTTAGATTATAATTCTTCAAGCACACGTACAGCTGATTACAATTATACACTAGACGGAACCGGAGTAGACATTGTTATTCAAGATGACGGTGTACAAGTTGATCACCCTGAATGGGAAGATGCAAATGGAGTAAGTAGATTCCAACAAGTTGATTGGTACGAACTAACTGGATTATCAGGAACAATGCCTAGTAGCTTTTATGCTAACACATCAAATGATTCAAATAGAGCAGGTGCTCATGGTAGTCATTGTACAGGTATTGCCGCTGGTAAAACATATGGTTGGGCAAAGAATGCAAGAATTTATTCTATGAGAATATTTGGCGGGTCTAATCATAGTATTGATACTGATCGTTATGATTTAATTAGATTATTCCACGAACAAAAACCAATTGATCCAAATACAGGATTTAAACGTCCTACTATTGTAAATCAAAGTTGGGGATATAGTTGGTATTATAGAAATTCACAATTTGGATCTACACAAATTCAATCAATTTTTTATAGAGGTGTTGATCAAAGTATTACACCACAGGCGTGGACTAGTGGTACATTTACACAATACGGTGCAGTAGCAAGTAGACACCCAATGGCATATACGCCAGCTGATGTTGAACAAGAACAATTAACTGATGCCGGAGTAATATGTGTTAAAGCCGCAGGTAATGGATATCATCCTTGTGCAGGATCATCCGCAGGACAATATGCTGATACAATATATGACAGTTATTATACACTCAACGAAACATGGGCTGGATACATTGCCGCAGGACAGCCTGTATTTTATAATAGGCCAAGTAGCCCGCACTCATTAGATACAGTATGGGTTGGCAATATGGCATGTGACCAGTATGGTTCAGAAGAATTTTTAAGAGAAGATAGTGAGCGTGGTGCTCGATTAGACATCAATGCCGCTGGTGAACAAATTACAAGTGTTACAAGTAATGTATCTACATATAGTACCAAACAAAATTATCCACCTAACACAGCATATTCTATTGCTAGAATTAGTGGAACAAGCATGGCGGCGCCGCAAATAACAGGAATGGGTGCTTTATGGTTACAAGCAAATCCGGGAGGCACAGCACAAGAATTTAAAGATTTCTTGACTAACAACGCAAAAGAACAATTATATAATACAGGTAATCCTGACAGTTTTGTTGCAAGTAATAGTATACCTAGATTATATGGTGGTACACGTAATATAGCATATTGGCCTTATAATAGTCCAATACAGTTTAGTGCCAAAGGTACTAGTGGTAGTGGACAAGGATAAATACATTATAGAAGAGAGATAATATGGCTTTACAAACAATTAATATCGGTACACTAGCAAACGACGGAACAGGTGATGATCTTCGTGAAGCGTTTATTAAAGTAAATCAAAATTTTGATGATTTAGATCTACGTTCACCAGAAAGCACAACCGTTGCCAATGTAGGGAATGTTGGCGAAGGTATATTTTCACAAAAGGTTGGAGCTGAAATTCAACTTAAAAAATTAGTACAAGGATCTAATGTAACACTAACTAGTACTCCGCAAGGAATTACAGTTAATGCTACAGGAGGATTACAAGCATTAACTATAGTTTCAGATTCAGGTAGCATATCACTTGCAGATGGCCAATCACTTAGTATCTTTGGTGGTACAGGTGCAAATACATCATTATCAGGAAATGTTTTAACTGTTAATTCAACAGCAGAAATTGTAACAGACACAAGTCCAGAATTAGGCGGAAACTTAAATGCCGCTGGTTTTGATATTACTAACGGCGGAACATTTACAGCAAGTGAATTTAGTGGTCCTGTTACAGGTAACTTACAAGGATTAGTATACGGTATTGATATTAGAAGTATTGAGCCAAATACAGCAGGATTTGATTTTGGAACGCTAAGTAATGATGTAAGGGGCTTCAGTGACTGGCTACTTTACGAAACAGATATAGACTTTGGAGGATATATGACTCCTGATGATAGAACTTTTGACGCAGGAGTAATAAGCTAATATGGCAACTTTAACAATTACATCAAATGGATTACCTAATCCAGCACAATTTGGTAAAGCGTTTGGCAATAATGCGTTTGCACCTAGTGCAAATACAGCCCAATCACAATCATACAACTATTCTTTTACATTTAGAGGTGGCGAAAATACTACAAACGCACAGCTAACTACTGCACTAACTCCACTAGGCATTATGTCTAATGGTGTTGTATTTTACTCACCAAGTTCAGGAGTTGGCGTTGTTCCACCTGGACTAAGTGCAATTGACGATGCACCAGCTACAGGATTTGAATATAATGCTGTACAGTTTAGAGGAAATTATGGCGGTGACGATGCAGGTGGATGGCCAGAAACAAATGGTCAATATCATTATATGTCAGCAATGTTTTTATTTTTACCAACAGGATCAAGTGAAACAGGACCAGCATGGTCAACTACAATGATTGATACTGACGCAAGTCCAACTCCTACATATTATGCTGGAAGCGACTTTGGTGGAGATAAGTTTAGACATGCAGACGGTCATAGTAAAATTGTAGGTTACTGTTTTGATGGATATCCTATTTACGGACCATTTGGTTATTCAGACTTTAACGATCCTTTGTCAGTAGTAATTAGAATGACAAGTTCATATCAATATTATGGTAGTGAAAGACCAGGTCGTGACTATTTGTATTCAGAAAAAACAGCAGGAACATTTGTTAACGATCACGAATTTCAAATTGGTACAGGAACTTTGGATCAATACAACGGACGCTTCACAAAAACTCCGGAATATCCAGATGGCACATATGCTTACTTTATGACTGTAGATACAAATAACCAACCAGTATACCCATATATCGTAGGTCCTAGTACTAAACAACAACGTGCATTCTAAACACTTGATATCCGATAAATACTAATAAGTTAAAGGATATGAAACATGGCAGTACCAAGTTGGACTCAAAAATCAGGTTATAATTTAGCAACTCTACAAGAAAGAGTTACAGCATCAGTTCCACTGCCGTTAGATCCAACAATAGGCGGCGGTAGCGGATATAATCCTAGCAATCAAAGTTTAAGTTATCCACCACAATCGGCATTAAGTAATGCTAGTACTATTAGTATTAGTATTGATCATGTTGATCAATATGGTGCTAGTATGACTACAACATATCCAACCCCAGCTATACGTGTTCCAACTATTCCTACTTTATCAAACAAGCTAATACCTGTTGTTATTATTTTACACCCTCAGGGTAGTACAGGTGCTAATATGATCAACGACTGGCAAAATTATTTAGGAGATCATATTATTGTTGCTCCTGACAAACCGTTAAATGATTGGAATGTGATTGACGAAGATACTAATAAATCACCAGACATTGAAATGCTACGTCAACTTATTAATAAACTTAGTAAATTTTCAAATGTTGAATCAAACGAAATCAAACTACTTGGTATTAATAACGGCGGACTGTTAGTTAATCGTGCAATGATTGAAATTGACGACATTGGCGTTAAAGATTTTGCTACAATTAATGCTCCACTGTTTAACCCAATGTTTAGAAATGGTAGTTTTTACTTTCCGTCATCAGAAGCAAATACAGGTAATTCGGCAGACGACTATAACACAAATACGGCTGTTAAACAAGGTAAAAGAATATTAACAATACAAAGTACTGATGGTGACACAAATGTTGCTACAACGAACGATATGATGCCTTACGTTGGAGGTTATGTTGATCCTAGTAATAACATAGCACCTAATTATAGTACAACTCCAGTAACATGGTTAGGCGGTCAAGAAACAGCATATCAATGGGCATTATCTCAAGGATATGTTGGTGGACAAATACCAGATGCTGGAGGAACATTTTATGGACAGTACAGTACATATTATTACTCATACTTGTCAGGTCAAGTACTACACTATAAAACAAGTGGAAGTAGTGACTATGTAACAACTGAATTATGGTATAGAGATATTGTAAGAAGTTACTTTACATATACAGAATCAGTATTAAAAGACGTTTATATATCTGATGGATCCCCAACTACTATTACATTAAACACAGATATTGTTACACTAATTAGTGGGGAATTACCTCCGGGTATGCGTTTAGAACAAAATAAAATTGTTGGTACTCCTTTTGAAGTGTCACGTACTACTGAATTTAAATTTGTGTTACGTGCAACCAACGAAGAAGGATTAAGAGATAGAACATTTACTCTAACTATAGAAGGTCCTGATGATCCAGTATGGTCAACAACAGAAGGACTATTACCATTAGGAAGAGGAAGTGCTACATTCATTTTAGACAGTAGTATTGTTGACTTCCAATTAGAAGCAATTGATGCTGACTTACCAACTGGACAAACATTAGAATATTTTATTGCCGACGGTGATGGAGAAATACCACCAGGATTACAATTAACAACTGACGGAAGATTAGTTGGAATTGTTGACCCTATCCTAGCAATAGACAAAAATGCAGGTAGTGGATTTTATGATGCAACACAGTTTGACTCATATGCGTTTGACTTTGGATTAAGAAGTGCTAACGGCTTTGAAAGTTACTACTATGATACAAAAGGATATGACGATGCTATCCCAACACAAAGTAGAAAAAAATTAAATCGAAGATACGCATTTGATGTAAGTGTAAGTGACGGTGATACTGTTGTTAAAAGATCATTTGAAATATTTTTAGTAGGTGATGATTTCCTACGTGCAGATAACACAGTTATGCAAATTGGTACAGGGGTATTCAAAGCAGACAACACTTATTTAAGAACTCCTGTTTGGTTAACACCAGCAGACTTAGGGTTTAAACGTGCTAACAATTACGTAACAATTTTCTTAGATGTATTTGATCCTCAAACAGTACTAGGTGATCTAACATATACGTTTGAATCAACTAATCCAGATAATACTCCAAGTGAAATTCCACCAGGGTTAGTATTAGATGTTACTACCGGCGAAATAGCAGGTCGTGTTCCTTATCAGCCAGCTGTTACAAAAGAATACAAATTTACAATTAATGCTCAACGCTTTACTAGTATCAGTCAAGAGTTAATTGCTGAAAAAAGAAAAACGTTTACAGTTAAGATTTTAGGAGAAGTTGAAAGTACAATTAAATGGCAAACTACAGAAAACTTAGGCAGTATCAAAGCTAACTTTGTTAGTACGTTTTTTGTAGAAGCATTAACAAGTGTTACAGATAGTTCATTACTTTATACATTATCAAGTGGTAGATTGCCACCAGGGTTAACTTTAAACTTTGATGGTGAAATTGTTGGTAAAGTTGTACAGTTTGCAACACCTACTTCAGATGGTCTTTCAACTATTGATAATAATAAATTTACACTTGACGGTGGTACAACTACTATTGATAGAAAGTTTATTTTCACAGTACAAGCAAGAGATAGATTTGGGTTTAGTTCTACAACTAGAACGTTTAACATTGTTGTAAGAGATCCTGACAATTTGACGTACAGTAACTTATATGTTAAACCTTTATTTAAAACTACACAGCGCCAAATATATAAAAATTTCATAGGTGATAGTAATATCTTTACACCTAATAGTATTTACAGACCAAATGATGCACAGTTTGGTCTACAAAAAGAAGTTAAGATGTTAGTATATGCTGGTATTGAAACTAAAGAAATTAAAGAGTATGTTGCGGCTTCTAGAAAAAATCATAAACGTAAAAGATTTAAATTTGGTGAGTTGAAAGTTGCAGAAGCAAAAGAGAACGGAACTAACACAGTATTGTATGAAGTAATTTATGTAGATGTAAATGACCCTTTAGATACAAAGACTGGAAAGGTTGCTAAAACTACAGGAATTGCTAACAAAAAGAAAATTACAGTTGATAGTGTTGAGTACGAAACACGTGATGATGCTAGTAAAGAAGGAGCAGGTGAAGCTGTTTTCCAAATTAGAAATAGTGTAAATCAAATTATTAATGTTCGAGCGTTTGGTAACGATTTAGAAATTATTACTAGAGCAGGATCTGTTATATACGATGCAAACGGCACTATTGAAATTACAACTAGAAATGGTGCTATATTAAAAGCAGGACAAATTGCTACTACAAGTAGTGATCCGTTTAGATTTAGACCAACATACAACACTCTTAAAGTAGATAGTGATGCTGTACAAATTAGTAATTCTACCGATCAAACACGCTTTATTAGTAATGTAACAAATATGCGTGAAAATATAGCACAAGCGGGCGTTACAGAAGGTAGTTTCTTACCTATTTGGATGTCAACTGCACAAGGTTCTGGTGTACAAGAATTAGGATATGTTACAGCAGTACCATTATGCTATTGTAAACCAGGAACAGCGGCACAGATTTTATTAAATATAACTAATAGTGGGTTCGACTTTAAGAATTTAGATTTTGAAATAGATAGATATATTGTTGATGCTACTATAGGTAATAGCGATGAGCAATATATTGCATTCGGAAACTATCAATATAATGTTTAACCTAGCTAAATACATATACTAGAGAGGAACTAATATGGCAAGTAATATTGACAATACAAGTATTGATTCTACGTTTCCCGTAGCAGGTCAGGATAATGACAGCCAGGGATTTCGTAATAACTTTAATACTATCAAGAACAATTTCACAGCCGCAAAGAATGAAATTGAAGATTTGCAGACAAATACTGCAAAATTAAACGCGGCAAACAACTTTCTAGGTAACGATGTAAGTGGAGCAAACTTTATTGCTAACACTGAAAAACATTATCCAGGTGGTACAGTAACTGGTCCAACAAACGTTAGTTTTACTAATGGTAATTTTCAAACATTTACTATTGGATCAAACACACTTACACTAACATTTACTGATTGGCCTACAGCAAACAAAGTAGGTAGAATTAGAGTTATGCTGTTAGATACATTAGGCGATAGTACAGCAAGAACAGTATCTTTTGCTACAGAAAATGGTACTATCAAATATGGTACAAACGGCGATAACCCATTTCCAGCACCATTTGTTGTAAACAGCAATAGTGATCCAATTTGTGTTGACGTTTGGACATATGACGGTGGTATCACAGTTTACGCACAATACATTGGTCAATTCGCATAAGGTATTAATTAATGGATCATCCATTACTATCAGATATAAGTTCTCTAACAGACGAACAAATTGTAGAAAAAATTAATTCGTTAACACAGAAATGGTTTCAAACTAGAAATCCTGATGCTCAACATCAAATCCAAACTATGTTAGACACATACAAATTAGAAATGATTGATAGATCGAGCAAATCAAATCCAGAAAACGGCAATAAAGATCTTGACAATCTAATCAATGTAAGTTAAAATAAGTGTATGCTTATGAAAACTGACGATTTAGGTATTCCACGATTTTCTAATAAAGATCTTATTGATATGATCTATAGTGGTCATGCGGATAAGGTACACGTTGTACTATGTGATCCAAGTGATGACGTAGACAAGTTCAATAGTGCTATGGAAGAACAAGGCCTTAGCAAACTACAAAAGTATATCCCATTAGATGTAGATCAAAAGACTTTTGACGGTGTATGTCAAAGTGAATGGTTCATGCCTGACGCATACAAAGCCATTAATGTACATAATTGGGTGCTGGAGAAATGTACTACACAAGAAGAAACAGCAAGATGTGCAGAAGAACTTGCAGAGTTTGAAGGCAGAGGTATGAAGCCTTTGCTACAGTATATGATATATCTTGTGAACTTTATGCGTGAGAACGACATTGTATGGGGTGTAGGACGTGGATCAAGCGTAGCATCATATGTGCTATATTTGATAGGTGTACACAAGGTAAATTCAATCCAGTTTGGCCTGGATTGGCGTGAGTTCCTGAGATAAGTAAGTATATAATATAATAGGAGAAATAAAATGGCTATGAAGCAATCAGGTCGTAAAGTTTATAAAAGTATGCAAGGTAAGTCCGTTGATATGGATCTACTACGCCAACGTAATGAACTTACACCAGCTGTAGGAAATGCTAGAGTAAATGCACGTGGTGATGAATTAGGCCCAGGCGGTCAAATCATTAAAAAACGTGACGATATTTTAGAAGAGTACTATAAAGATCATCCACAAACTGTTACAGATGAAGTACCAAATCAAGGCAATCATGATGTTGCTATAGATCAAGTTGCACAACCTCAAGTAGTAGTACCAGCAACTGAAACTAAAGCACCAGCTAAAAAAGCAGTCAAAGCTACTACTTCTAAAGTAGAAGCAGAAATGGCGGCTATCGATGAAGAAGCTGATGAAACAGGTACAGCATGGGTAGAAGATGAAGATGGTAATTTTGTAAAAAAAGGTGACTAAAAAATGCAATTAGATCCAGAAGTAGTTAAAGGCTTTGGAGAAGGCCCGAAAGTTAAAACTCGTATCAAAGGAACTATAAGACCCATTCATGATGGTGTACTTGCTTATAATATGAACTTTGGAGAACGTACTACCAAAGGAGGAATTATTCTTACTCATGACGATGGTAAAGAAAGAGGCATTCGTCCACGATGGTGCCAAATTTATGCTATTGGTTCTGAGAATAAAGATCCATACGAAGTTGGTGATTGGATTTATGTAGAACACGGGCGTTGGAGTAGAAGTATTATACTCGAAGACGAAGAACTAGGTGAGTTAGATATTAGATTAATTGATGTTAATGCTATCTTACTTACAAGTAAAGACGCACCCGAAGATCTTGGTATTGGTCATTCAACAGACTTATCACAACCAACAATTGATCCTAGCGATTTCGTTAGAACACCATAACACTTTAAAAAAGAAGAGGAATACCTTGTGGCTGAAATAGACCTAAATAAATATAAAGAATTTGTTGATGCTGTAACATCAAAAGAAAGTTCAAGTAATGATGCGTTTTCATCACATTGGGCTACATTAAACAATACTGATAGAGATATTAACTTACCTAGACTATTAACAGCGTCTATGGGGTTAGGTGCTGAAGCAGGAGAGTTTACTGAGATTATTAAAAAGATCTTGTTTCAAGGTAAGCCTTTGGACAAAGACAACATTTGGCATATGCAACGTGAGTTAGGTGATGTTATGTGGTATTGGATGCAAGGATGTATGGCATTAAATATTGATCCTAATGAAGTAATTCAAATGAATATTGATAAACTTAAATCACGATACCCAGGCGGCGAATTTGATGCACATTATTCCGAAAATAGAGTCAAAGGCGATTTATAAAAAAGAACTTGACATTCTAACAAACATAGTTTATAATTAAACTATGAATTATGATCCCAATAAAATAGTAATACTTGATGATGTAGTTCCACAATGGTTACATGACCAAGCTATAAATCAAGTATTACATTATCCACTTAGTTTTGGACATAGAGGTTTAGGTCAGTATCAAGGACATCAAATCTTTAGTCAACAGTTTTCACAAGCAGAGTTAGAAAATACTCCGTGGACACTAAAAGCAGTATGGCACGCCTTTGAACATCATAAGAATCTAATTGACAATGATGTTGGCGACATACAATTAAATCAAGTACAAATTAATCTTACAACAAAAGAACACACAGGTGGATTGCATGTCGATAGTGGAGATGATGTACCTGCTTACACTATGGTTTATTTAATTCACGGTGACACTGGTATGGATTTTTGGGATGGCGATCCTGAGAAAGATGGTAAAAAAATTGATGAAGTGGAATACAAAGAAGGACGTCTAATCGTCTTTCCAAGTCGTTACTTACATAGAGGCATACCTGTTAAAGATGTAAGTCCTCGTGTTACTGCTGGATACGTGTTTAGTGGTAAGAGTACTCCGTTTGCAAGACAACGCAATATTATATTACCTATATTTAAAAAGGAGCAAGTTAACTATGACAGTAGGAATAACATTTAGCAGTTTTGATTTGTTCCATAGTGGACATGTTGCTATGCTAAAAGAAGCAAGTGAGAATTGCAACTATTTGATTGTTGGATTACAAACAGATCCAACTATTGATAGACCAGAAAAGAATAAACCTATACAAAGTGTGTTCGAACGATATGTTCAATTAAAAGGTTGTAAGTATATCGATGAAATTATTCCCTATGCTACAGAACAAGATTTAAAAGATATTTTGTTAACATATACATTGAATCGTAGATTTATTGGCGAAGAATATCGTGATAAAGAGTTTACAGGTAAGCAGATTTGTGTTGACAAAGGCATAGAATTGTATTATAATAAAAGACAACACTCATTTAGTACATCTAATTTGAGAAAACGAATAAGCGAGGCACAAACATGAAAGAACTTTGGGTAGAAAAATATCGTCCTAAAACAGTAGACGGTTATGTGTTCAGAGATGAACATCAAAAGAAACAAATACAAACTTGGATTAAAGACAAAACTATTCCTCATTTGTTGTTTAGTGGTAACGCAGGTATTGGAAAGACAACACTTGCTAAACTACTGTTTAACGAACTAGAATTAAATGATCTAGACATACTAGAAATTAACGCAAGTCGAACAAACTCTGTAGATGAAGTTAGAAATAAGATTGTAAACTTTGTACAGATGATTCCATTTGGTGACTTTAAGGTTGTGCTACTAGATGAGGCTGATTATTTGTCGCCTAACGCACAAGCCGCACTACGTGGTGTTATGGAGGAATATCATACTACAAGCAGATTTATTTTAACGTGTAACTATCCTAATAGAATTATTCCGGCATTGCACAGTAGATGTCAAGGATTTCATATTGCAAAAGTAGATCAAACAGAGTTTACTGCTAGAGTTGCAGAGATTTTAATTGCAGAAGGTGTACAACCAGACTTAGACACACTTGATACATATGTAAAAGCAACATATCCAGATTTACGTAAATGCATTAATATGGTGCAAATGAATTCACAAGACGGTGTACTAATTAAACCCAACGAAGCTGATAAAACAGAAGCTGATTGGAAACTTGATATGGTACAATTATTTAAAGCAGGTAAAATTACAGAAGCACGTAAACTTGTTTGTGCAAGTGCTAGAGCTGAAGAGATGGAAGAGATTTATCGTTGGCTTTATGACAATATTGATTTATTCGGTGATGCTGATCAACAAGATAAAGCTATTATGATTATTAAACAAGGTCTAGTAGATCACACATTAGTAGTTGATCCGGAAATTAATTTAGCCGCAACATTAATTAAACTTGGTAAAGTATGAAAATACGCTACTACCACAAAATTGACGGCTGGCGATGGCTAGGATTTATACTAGCAATGGTTAGTGCATTTATATTAAGTGGTGGTGATCCAAAAATACAATGGATAGGTTGGGGTGTTGCTCTTGCAAGTTGTAGTATCTGGATTTGGATGGGAATTAAAGATAAAGATATACCTAGAGCATTAATGGAATTGATGTATTTGCTATTAGCAATTAGAGGTGTATGGAACTGGATGGGGTAAATTATGAGTTATTTGGTTAATAATAATTGTGTTAATTGTAAGCATATGACATGCGTTGAAGTATGTCCTGTGGATTGTTTTTATGAAGGTGAAAATATGCTTGTTATTAACCCAGATGAATGTATTGACTGTGGAGTATGTGAACCTGAATGTCCTGTTGATGCTATTATTACAGAGGATCAGGATGACGGTACTTGGTTTAAGATCAATAGTAAATATAGTTATGAATGGCCCAATATTACACAGGTCAGAGAAGAAGATGTATTAGCAGATAAAATTCCTGTAATTGATGTAATGTCAACTAAACCAGGTAAAGGAGATTAAATGGCACTAAACACGAAAAAGATGAGAGCAAGTCATATACTGCTATCATTTAAAGGAGCAAAGAATTCTACACACAGTCGAGGCGTTGGTGAAGCAATGGCCGAAGGTGAAAGAATTACAGCAGAACTAAAAAAAGGTGGCGTTTCTTTTGATCAAATGGCAAAAGAAAACTCTGCATGTCCTAGTAAGAATAACGGAGGCGACCTAGGTTGGTTTGAACCAACTGACATGGTTGTAGAATTTTCGACTGCGTGTGCGGCTATTCCAATTGGAGAATTAGGGCCACACCCATTCGTAACAGAATTTGGCGTACATGTGATTTGGAGGACTGGGTGAAAAAAGACTTTCCCGGTAACCTAATAGCAGTTACTATATTAGAACGTGAAATTGAATATGCAAAATCTTGTTTACGTGAACATGATACAGGACATATACACACAGCCATTAATTGGTTAGAACATCGAACAAAGGAATTAAAAAATGAAGGTCAGACTAGTAAGTTACTCAAAAGCAACGGATGAATTTTCAACTGAAGGTGTTGATGATTTACAGGAACTTATTGCTTTTTGTGCCAAGGTAAGTAACCCTGCGGCACAAATTAACAACGAAACAAGTGAACGTTTAATTAAGTATTTGATTAAACATCAACATTGGTCTCCTTTAGAAATGGTTAGTGCTTGTTTAGAAATTAATACTACACGTGATATTGCACATCAAATTGTGCGTCATCGTAGTTTTAGTTTCCAAGAGTTTAGTCAGCGTTATGCAGATCCTGCAGAGTTTGGCAATCAATTTGTATTACGTGAAGCACGACTACAGGACACAAAGAACAGACAAAATAGTATTGCACTAGGTAATACACAACAAGATATGAATCTACTCAATGATTGGGAAACGCAACAACAAAAAGTAATTGATGCGTCTAAAGAAGCATACGAGTGGGCAATTGATAACGGTATTGCAAAAGAACAAGCTCGTGCAGTATTGCCCGAAGGTTGTACTAAAACACGACTGTACATGAATGGTACTTTGCGTAGTTGGTTACATTACATTGATCTACGTGGTGCTAATGGTACACAAAAAGAACATATGGATATTGCTCATGCATGTGCAAAGGTAATTGCAGAAATATTTCCTTTGATGGAAACAATTAATGAATAATCCAGAACCAGTAATATTTTTTGAAACTGAAAGGTGGGCTGTACGCAAACATGCTCCTATTAGACCAGCTGGTGAATTTAAACCTACAGCCTGGAAAAAGATGCCAGCGTATATTAATAAACAAAAGCATAAAATTGACAGTGAACAAACTGTAAAAGGATGCCCAGGCATTAAAGATTTTATGGAGACTGGATTTGTTATTCCTGCTTGGTGCGATATGGAAATTTTACCAAGTGATGATGGAAATTACGTAGAAACACGCTATAGTGATCCAGCTTATAATTCTGCATATCATCCTGCAGATCAAGTAGAGAATGAAACACAACTACTAACTAAGTTTGGTGTAAGAGCCGCGGTTAAATTAGATTGTCCTTGGAGAATATGGAGCAAGTCTAATTGGAGTGTTTTATATCAACCTATGTTTTATCATGAAGATCGAAACTATGAAGCAATTCCTGGTATTATTGACCATGACTTAGGTGCGTTAGTTAGTCCGCTTAATATTATGCTAAAAGAAATTAAGCCTACAACAATTAAAATGGGTGAACCTTTGTGCCAACTGATTCCTATTAAGAGAGAAACAGTTGTTGCTCGTACAGGAAATCTAAGTGAGACCGCAGTTGATAGACACAATGCTATCATTGGACTGCAAAGAATGATCTTTAACAGTTGGTCTAAGTGGCAACACGCTAAGAAGACCTACATCGTTGATCAAAACGACATAGATCTTCCAGGTGATGATTAATTACTCGTCGCCATAAACAGCTAATACTTCTTTAACTGCATCATGCCTTTCTATATCATGAGTTTGGAATCTGACTATGTCAATGTGCGTTGTTTCTCTGTGTTTTTCTAACGATTTAATAAAATCAATCAAACCATTATTACTCAACTTATCAGCTTGAGCTAAATCGCCTGTTACTACCATCTGTGATTTCTCACCAATACGTGTTAGTAACATTTTCATTTGATTTGGTGTTGCATTTTGCATCTCATCTGCAACAATTATTGATTTCTTAAATGTTCGACCTCTCATATAAGCTAACGGTGAAATTTCAATAACACCATCGTACATCATACCTTCAAGTTCTTTAGCACTAAAGTACTCTTTAAAAACATCAAAGATAGGTCTTGTCCATGGAGCCATTTTTTCTTCCATTGTTCCTGGTAAAAAACCAAGATCTTCGTCAGCTGAAACAGCAGGTCTTGTTACAACAATCTTATCAATTGCGCCTTCTTTGAATAACTTAATAGCCACCTGGACCGCAAGTAGGGTCTTACCGGTTCCCGCAGGACCAACACCGAAGACTATGTCTTTCTTCGGGTCCAACAGTTTTAGCATATATGTTTCTTGGTTTTTGTTTCTAGGAAGTATATTGATTTGTTTTTGTTGTGGTTTTGAAAAGCTAATAACATTGTTATCAGCGGGGGTTTTATGAGCTCTTGCTCGTCTTTTAGCACCCATTAAGTTCCTCCTTCATGAGTTAGTATAAAGACAGTCACTGTAGATTCACAGTATTACTGCCCTACACTAATATTTACCATTTGGGTCACAAGACAAAACTGCACACTTATAGATCGTATCCGGATAAATAAGTGTATAAGAATAGGTGAAAACGACATGCGTGATGTATTAGATATTATTACAAACATTGAAAGTATATACGAAAGTGATACTGCTTTAAGTGTTTTAAAAGACTTTGAACGTGTATTAGACGAATTAGATCTATACGTGTATGCTAACTGGGAAGATGGTGAGTTAGTTGAAGGACCTAAAATTGAAAGACATTGGGTAGCGGCTTCATTTATGTGGCCTAAAGATAAGATGCCTGATCCAGCAGGTGGAAAACGTCTATTAGATTACGACTGTTATGTATCATACGAAAAAACAGCTATTCTTAAACCACGCAAAATTAAAGAACCAAGCGATATTAGACCTGGTACTAAGAAAGGCAAACTAGATAGAGAACCTGTTTGGGTAGTAACTATTAAAATGCCTAAAGAACTTATTTTAAACATCTATAGTGGATACAAAGAACAATTGGATTATGTTAAAGAACCAGCAGTAGCTTCAACTCAACCAGCAGTTGACGACATTGCACAAGAAGGCGAAACTGCCGCAGTCGAAGGTGGAGCAGTATAATGGGATTGATTGCCGGAGATCTTAACGATTTAGTTTTACCTATTTTTGAAATTGATAGTTTTAAAAGTAAAATGGGTGATGATAAGGATATTGTAGTATGCAGTTTTAGTTGCATGTCTGAAGGACCAGCAAAAGATTTAATGAACTTTTTTGAGAAAGGTTATCCTTACATACTAGATGCTGATGTTACTTCAGGAGAACAGACTGATGGAACATATAAAGTATTTGTAGAAATTGAACGTCATAAAGATGTTCCAAAACAAATCATAGAAATGTTAGACGGTGTTGGTAAATTAGCTAACATAGATAAGTTTAAATTCCGCTATTACAAAAGTTTTAAAAGCCAAGAAGCACAAATGGAAAACATTTTAGCAACAGTTCCATTAGATAAAGGTGCATACGAAATAAGAGTAAACGAAAACAATATGGACAACTACAAGAACTTTTTTAGTAAAAGCTATCTTGACAGTATTGATCTTGTTGAAAATAAAATTAAATTCTCAAAAATATATGCTGAACCATTACAGTACAATGTTGTAGATTTTGGAGAGCATAAAGACATCCACGAAAGAATTACTGAATCATATGATGCCAATTCTTTTGCCGAGATTATTTACTTAACTAAATATATTGGAGACTACAATATATCAAAGTATGGTCAAAATTATTTGGTTGAGAACAATGGGTATGTAGTAGTCCTAACAAAATAGGATAAATTACAATGCAAGAAAACTATCAAAAATGTTTAGAAACTATTCTACACCACGAGGGCGGATATGTAAATCACCCTAAAGATCCAGGTGGCGAAACTAACTTGGGTGTTACAAAACGTGTGTATGAAGAATGGGGCGGAACAAAAGACATGAAAGACTTAACAGTCGCAGATGTTGCTCCAATTTACAAAAAGAATTATTGGGATCGTGTTAAAGGCGATGAACTACCAAGTGGATTAGACTTATGTGTATTTGACTTTGGTGTTAATGCCGGTACAGGACGTTCAGCAAAATACTTACAAACTATGATTGGTACAGTAGCTGATGGCGGAATTGGTCCTAACACGCTAAAGAAATTAGCTGAATATGTTGACACACATGGACTTAAAGAAACTATTAAAGAGTTCCAAGAAGACCGTCAAGGATACTACGAAAGATTAAAGACCTTTGAAACATTTGGTCGAGGTTGGACACGTAGAGTAGACGAAACAACGGAACTTGCTTTGTCAATGGCATGAGTGACGTTTGCCAAAATTGCGGTAGACAACACGAAGGTAAACTAATTGAAACGTTTACAGACGGCGACAACAAGCCAATTGAAATTGTCGTCTGTGAACAACATAGATATGAGGTAAAAGATGTTTGCATCGATTAAAATAGCAATGATAGTTGTAGCGTTGGCAGGTGCCGGCGGTGGCTATGTATATGTTAAGAATATAAAAGCAGACTTGGCTACATCAGAAGCAAATAATTTAAAGTTAGAACAAAGTGTTGCTGATCAAAAAGAAGTAATTGCACAAGCAAAAGCTGACTTTGAATCGCAAAAAGCTATATCAGCCAAACTAACTGAACAAAATAAAACACTAGCCGCTGAATTCCAAGCACTAGACGAACGCTTTAATAAAATTAACGCTCAAGGTGAAGTACGTGACATTGGCAAACTTGCAGATGAACGTCCTAAATCAGTTGAACGTGTTATTAACGGTGCGACTACAAAAGCAATGAGATGTGTAGAAATTGCTATGGGGTCACCATTAACGGAGAAAGAGAAAAATGCTACTAAGAAATCTGAGATCAACTCTGAGTGTCCTAGTATTGCTAATCCCAATTACGTTCCTTATTAGTGGATGTAGTTCTGTTAAGCAACTAGAAGTCTTTAAGACAGAAGTTCCAAGAGAACCTCTTGCGTTGCCACAACCGTTAACTCCAAAACTAGAAGAAATCAAATGGACTATCATTACTAGTGACAATGCCGATGAAGTATTTGCTAAACTTAAAGCAGGCGGTGTTGACCCTGTATTATTTGGATTAACAGATGACGGTTATGAAGCTCTAAGTAAAAACTTCGCACAAATACGTGCATATATGCTTCAACAAGACGAAATTATTAAATCTTACAAAGAATATTACGAGTCTACAGACAAAAGCAAAACTAAAAAGTAATGCGTATTTGGGCAATGTTGACTCTGATTGTCCTATTATCCTCTTGTGCTAAAAGTACATGTTCTGTACGTCCTGGTGCAGACATTGATATTACCAAAGATTCTAAAAATAATAAAAATATTGAGGTACAACCCAAAGGCGAAATTGCTTGTGCCTTCTGATAAATACTAACATAATACACAGGATTACAATATGATCGAAATGATAGAACGCATGGCTAGTGATAGACTATGGATATATACCGCGATTGCCGGCAGTATATTTGGAGCATTATTCATTGCATATATGAGAGATACACGTATTGCACTATGGGTATTTGGTAAATGGGACACACTTTTAGACAGCATTAGAGATAGATATGGTTGGACATGGTTTAATCAAGACCCTGATGCATGGAAGAAAGTAAATCCAAATATAGCTCGTAAGATTGACGAGTTAGAAACACGTATTAAACATTTAGAATCTAAAAGGAGAAAGTAATGTCAGCACAAGACGATAAAAACAAAGCCGAAGCCCAAAAGCGTGATGCTCAAAATCAAATAAATCAAAAAAATTCAGAAAAAGCTAAAGCAGAAAATCAAAAGAAATCTGCACAACAAGAAGCAGATACAGCAAAAGCTAATAAAGCAAACGCACAAAGCGAACAAAAGACTGCACAACAGCAACAAGAGGCGGCTGAAGCGGCACATGATCAAGCAATTAAAGATCATGATGATGCTATTGCAAAACAAAAACAAGCAGATGACGATTATGCGGCGGCACAGGCACAAGTTGCACAAGCTGAAGCAATGGTCCAAGATGTTTCAAGACCTCAGTACACAATTCAAGTTGCCGCAGGTGTCGAAACATCAGTAGGTGAAACAGTAGGCGACGAACACGCAGGTGCTAGTTACGAAGCTGATGCAAGTGCAAGTGCTGAAGCAGGAGCAAGTGCAGGTTACGAAGTAACTGATAGTTCATTTGCCGCAGGCGCTGAAGCTCATGCTAGTGCAGAAGCAAGTGCAAGTGCAGGTGCTGAAGCTCATGCTGAACAAGAAATTGTTCCAGGCGTAGACGCACATGCAGATGCAAGTGCAGACGTAGAAGCTAAAGCAAAAGCAGAAGCAGAAGCACACGCAAAAGCAAGTGGATCAGTTGACAAAGACGGTGTTGAAGCCGCGGCTACAGTTGGTGCAAGTGCAAGTGCAGATGTAACAGCAACAGGATCAGCAGATGCTAAGATTGGTATTGATACACCTGTAGGTGATATTAGTGTTGATGCAGGTGCAGAAGGTACAGCAGGTGCTCACGCTGAAGCATACGCAGAAGCAGGTGGACATGCAAGTATTGGTAAAGACGGAGTTGACGTAGGTGGCGGTGCTATTGCAGGTGCTAACGTTGGAGTTGATGCTGAAGGTTCTGCACACATAGGCGGAGCAACAGTATCCGGTGGTGCTGGTGCAAGTATTGGAGGCCAAATTGGTGCTCAAGGTTCTGCACACGCTACATATACAGATGATACAATTAGTTTTGGTATTGACGGACAAGCGGCTTTGCTAGTTGGACTAGATGTTGATGTGAATGTTGACATTGATATTGGACCACTAGTAGACGGTGCTAACGCTATTCTAAACGCAGGTGGAACAATGGACGAAGCATTGAACCATGTAACTGATGGAATTGATAAAGCACAAGCAGAAGCAATGAAAGTTGCAAACCAAGCACAAGTAGTTGCTAAACAAGGCGAAAAAGTTGCAAAACAAACTGTAGATGCATGTAACTCGGCAGTAAGTGCTACCGAAGATGCAATTAACCAAACTGGTCAAGCAATGACTGATGCGGCTAATGCAGTTGCACATTGGGGTAACGAAGTAGGTAAGTGGACTACAAGTGTATTTAATGCTAATAACGCTGTTAAAGCGGCTAACAGCACTATTAATGCATGTAACAGCGCCATTAATGCATGTAACAATACTATTAATCAAGCAAACAATGCCATTAAGAGTGCTGAAAAAGCTATTACTGATGCGGCTAATGTAGTTGCTGACGGTGCTAAGAAGAGTTGGAAGAGTGTTAAGAAATTCTTTTCAGACTCACGCTTAAAAGAAAACGTTGAATTTGCAGGCAAAGTCAACGGTATTAACACTTACACATATAATTATGTGTGGGATAATGCAGTACAAACAGGTGTAATGGCACAAGAGCTATTAGAAACTAAGTATGCAGACGCAGTTGATACACACCCATCAGGGTATTATACAGTTAACTACAGTAAGTTACCTGCTATAAACTAAGAAAAAACTAGAAAGGTTGTTTAATTTATTTTGGACAACCTTTCCTTTTGACTGATAAATACTAGTGGAGACGAAGATGGACGCATTTGATCAATTAGGAATGAGCTTAACAGATTTGTTAGCACCTTGGATAGCAATACTAATTAGTATTTCTGTTGCTTTCTGGTTTAAAGATTTTGCGGCTAATCTAATGTCAGGATTAAAGTTTAAAATGAATCCTGCGTTTAATGAGGGTGATGCTATTATATTAGATGACGATGATGCTATTATAGTTAAAATAGGATTGCGTGAAAGTGTGTTTGGTGTTTACGGTAAGCGTGGTTATACTTGGAGATATATTCCAAATGACCGTGTTAAGTTTCACAGGTTAGAAAAAGTTATTAATAAAAATCTACATTTAGATTCAGATATTGATAAAGGAAGACGTCTTCAAGAGATGATTGATAAAGCACAAACTGATGCAATTAAAGATAATAAAGAAAATATAGAGAAAATTAAAAATGGAAAATGAAACTAAAAAAGTAGAAACTGATACAAAGGTAGAAACTACAGATACAAAAAAAGTTAAACTAGAATTAGAAGTAGATACTAATGTAGTTGACAGTGGTAAGAATCCGTATATGCATCTTATCTTTCTCGCAAGAGCTGTAGATGCTTGGAGAATTTTTCCAAGAATCTTTTTGTCAGTTTACATTTACTTATTATATGATGTTACAACATGGTTCATGAATTTACCAAATCCAAACTTAGAGCAATCAGGATTAGTTAGTATTGTTGTAGGTGCAGGAGCGGCATGGTTTGGACTATATGCTGGTACATCTAAAAAGAATCCAGACAAATAGAACTTGACAAAAGCCTAAGATAAGTATATAATACTATTATGGATTATTACGAACTTTTAGGTGTTCCAAGAAACGCCACAGACTCAGAGCTGAAGAAAGCATACAAGAAACAAAGTATGCAACACCACCCTGATCGGAATGGTGGAAGTGATGAAAAGTTCAAACAAATTAACGAAGCATACTCTGCACTAAAAGATCCACAAAAAAGACAGATGTATGATCAGTATGGAACTGCTGATCCTCAACAAGCACAAGCACAACAGCAGAGTCATTTTTCAAATGCTTTTGGTGGTGCTAATTTTGAAGATATATTTGGACAAATGTTTGGAGCAAACCCAAATATGCGTAGACATATGAGGAACCAAGATATAACTATTGGTGCTGATATTGATTTAGAAGATATTGTTACCGGTAAAGAAGTTATTGCAACTTACAGATTGCCTAGTGGTAGAGAAGAAACAGTAGAAATTAAATTACCACCAGGTGTACAAGCAGGTGATAGAATACGGTATGCAGGCATGGGCAGTGATGCACATAGCCAAGCACCAAGAGGTGATTTGCATGTTCTTATAAGAGTCAGAAAGCACCCCGAGTACACTCAAGATGGCATAAATTTATATATAGACAAGAAGTTAAATTTATTTGATTTCATTTTAGGCACAAACATAACCATCCAAACAATACACGGACGTACATTAAGTGTTAATGTACCAGCAGGGTCAAACCCAGGAACAGTTTTTAGTGTTGGTGGACAGGGATTACCAAATAGACGACAAGGACAAACAGGCAACTTATATATTAAAGTAAATGGTGTTACACCAAAAATTAACGACGAACTATTAAGAGAAAAAATAAGAAAGATACAAGATGAAACTAAAACTACTTAGATTCCCCGACCCGTTCTTAGATAAAAAAGTAGCGCCGTTTGACTTTGACAAGTACGATGCTAAACAAATTGAATCAGAAATGATTGAAATTATGGAAAAAGAAAACGGTGTAGGACTTAGTGCTAATCAAGTTGGGCTTGATGCACAAATCTTTATTATTAAACCTGAAGGATTAGAAGGTTATGAAGATAATAAACCTTTTGCAATTATTAATCCTAAAATTACAGCCGTAAGTCAGGAGACTGTGTTAGGCGAAGAAGGTTGTTTAAGTTTTCCATTACTATTTTTTAAGGTTAAAAGACCAACAGGAATGGTAATAGAGTGTCTTGACTCTAGTCGTAAAGAGTGTACAATAGAACTAGTAGGATGGAATGCAAGAATTGCAGGACATGAATACGATCACTTATACGGAATCAATTACATTGACCGTGTAAGTAAATTAAAACTCGACATTGCTAAGAAAAAGCAATCAAAATTATTAAAAAGATTTGGAGCGTACATAACATAATGGTTGAACCTAGCGAAAATTTACAGAAAATATTTGACAAAGCACTTGATGTAACTAAAAAGTTAAATCACGAGTATCTTACATTAGAGCATTTGTTGTTTGCAATGTTATGTGAAGAAGACTTTTCTAATATTCTATCTGGGTATAATGATACTGACCCTGATTTTATAAAAAAGAATGTAGAGAACTATCTTAAAACTAAATGTAACGACTTACTAATGCCTGAAGGAGAAGAACTCCCTAAAAAATGGAAGCCTAAGAAAACACAGGCTGTAGAACGTGTACTAAACAGAGCATTTACACAAGTGTTGTTTAGTGGTCGCAACTCTATTGAAGTTAGCGATGTATTCCTAAGTATGTTTAACGAAAAGAAAAGTTGGGCATTGTACTTTATTAACGAAGTAGGCATTGAAAAAGAAAAGTTTGCTGACTATCTAAACAATGAACTTGAAGCTAACTTTGAAGATGAGGAAATGGCCGGGATGGCCAATCGTGCATTACGTTCGTTTACAACTAATCTTAATACTGATGCTGAAACAGGAAAAATTGATCCTGTTATTGGACGTTCAGAAGAACTCGAAAGCATTGCACTAGCACTTGGCCGTAGACAGAAGAACAATGTATTGCTAGTTGGTGAGCCTGGTGTAGGTAAAACTGCTATTGCAGAAGGACTTGCATATAATATTGTTAATAACAATGTTCCAGAGTTTCTTAAAGAATATGCAGTATACAACTTAGACATTGGTAGTATGTTAGCAGGTAGTAAATACCGAGGAGACTTTGAAGAAAGATTTAAATTAGTTATTGCTGGCCTTAAGAAGAAAGGCAAAACTATTATGTTTATTGACGAAGCCCATATGATTAGTGGAGCAGGTGCTGGCGGTAGTGGTCAATCAAATGACTTAGCTAATATGCTAAAGCCTATTCTTACTAAAGGAAATATTAAAGTTGTAGCATCAACTACATGGGAAGAATATAGAAAGTTCTTTGAAAAAGATCGTGCATTGATGCGTAGATTTGCTCGTGTAAGTGTTGACGAGCCTACTAATGAAATTACTAAAGATATTTTATTAGGTATTAAAAAATATTACGAAGACTTTCACAAAGTATCTATTACAGAAGAAGCTATTGATACTGCAATTAAACTTAGTGTGAAATATCAAACAGATAAAAAATTACCTGACAAAGCTATTGACTTATTAGATGTAGCATGTTCAAGATTTAATATTACAAGTGAACCAAACAAGACAGTTGGTATGAAAGAAGTACAGTTTGAACTTGCTAAGATGATTAACATGCCTAAAGAACAAATTATGGAAACTGAAACTAGTAACCTTGCTAATTTAAACCATAATATGAAAGCCGCAATTTACGGACAAGACAGTTCAATTGACAGCATTGTTGATAAGATTCATGTAGCACAAGCAGGACTTAAAGCAGAAAACAAACCAATTGGATCGTTTGTGTTTATGGGGCCAACTGGTGTAGGTAAAACTGAAACAGCGAAACAACTTGCAAAACAATTAGGTGTAAAACTAATTAGATTTGATATGTCAGAGTATCAAGAGAAACATAGTGTTGCTAAACTAATTGGTTCGCCTCCAGGATATGTAGGCTTTGAAGAAAATAGTGGCTTACTAATTACTAAAGTACAAGAGAATCCAAACTGTGTATTACTACTTGATGAAATTGAGAAGTCACACCCAGATGTAAGTTCATTATTATTACAAATTATGGACAACGGATTTGTTACAGGTAGTAACGGTAAGACTGCTGACTGTAGAAACCTTGTATTAATCCTTACAACAAACTTAGGTTCAGCTGAAGCTGATACTAATGCAGTAGGATTTGGCGATATGGAGAAAGACCACGACGATGGCGAACTTAAAAAGTTCTTTGCTCCAGAATTCCGTAACAGACTTGACGGTGTTATGACATTTGGTAGATTAGAAAAGAATACAATGATTAAAATTGTTGGTAAGTTCTTAGTTGATCTTAAGACAATGCTTACTGAAAAGAATGTTGTAACTACTATTTCAGACGAAGCAATTGATTACTTAGTAGACAAAGGATTTGATCCCAAGATGGGTGCAAGACCGTTGCAACGTGTAATTGATAATGATATTAAAACTCCGTTGTCTAAAGTATTACTGTTTGGTGACCTAAAGAACGGTGGTAAACTACATATCGACATTAAAGACGGAGCGTTTGACTTACAGACTACTGTAAATACAGTCAAGGAGCCCGAAACAGTTGATAAAAGTTGATTCTCATAAACTATTCTACGATCAATACAAGTATAAGGTAGACTTTCATAATGCATTAGGCTTTGTTTTTAGAAATAAAAACTTTTCTCATGCAAGAAAGTCTATCGATACTGCTATTCAACAATACGAAGCTGAAGGTTTTGTTAAATGGGGGTCTGGATTTAGAACAGTAAATGTTACTTCTGAAGAACTATCCGATCTACAGATATTACTTTCGTTATTCATAAAACAAAAAGAAAATTTTAAAATTCGTTGTGAAAGTTATCACTTAGGAATATACACTAATAACTATGAATGGGTTAAAACTATAACTAGTAAACTAAACGCAGTTTGCGTAGTACACATGCCCAAAGATAATGCAATCTTAACCCCTAATATTATTATTAATGATACTATAGACTTTGGTTATAAAATTACACTTAACGGAACTGCTGATCCGAACCTTGCGAACTTCTGCATCAAACATAAAAGTAAAATTAAGATAGGTAATAGAGTATTAAGTAACATACAACGCGGATATAATCTCAAAGGTATGTACATGTATGTTAAAGATTTTGCCACTATAACCTTAATTAGATTGTTCTTAAAGAAGGATTTGATGAGAATTGATAAAATTATAAGTAGTAAAGATCTAGATAAATAACTATATGTCCAACAGTACAACAATATTAACACAAAACACACACCTAGGAGATAGTACAACACAGACTATTACAGGTGAGAAGTTTAAAGGAGACGGCTATTACGGTCGTGCAGATGGGTTCCATACTGTGCAATACAACCTTAGTGGCTTTAACGGAACTATTAAAATGCAAGGAACTCTAGCAGTAACTCCTACAGCTGATGATTGGTTTGATATAACTAATACAAGCGAAACAGGTAGTGACGGTAATTACTTTAAAAACTTTACAGGCAATTTTGTTTGGGTAAGAGTGTTAGCAGTACATACAGCAGGTACAGTAAATAGTGTGCTATTAAACCACTAGGAGATAAGATGGAACATTTTGTAAGAATAGTAATGGAAAAACAGGAAACAACTAAGTTGTTAGACGAAAGTATCTTTCCTGATCAAAATCTTTACGAAACTGAGCAAGGTGGTACAGCATGGGAAATTGCTTTACCAAAACAACTTTCAGAAGACGAATCAAACGAGTATGCTAACAGACTAGCAAACTACATGTTCGAACAAGGTTACGATGACTTTGATATTGAAATTAGTGCAGGGCTTGGCGAAGATATTATTGAAGAAACTTATGACGATGATGATGAGTTTTATGAACAGTACGGTGTTATGTGGTATAACGAAGATGATATTGTAGACGAAGCAGAATATCAAGGACGTAAAGTAAAACTTGGTAAACCTATGCAAGGTGATGTTAAGAAGTTTAAGGTATATGTAAAAGATCCTAAAACAGGAAATGTTAAAAAAGTAAACTTTGGACACGGTGGATCAAGTGTCAAAGGTAAGGCAATGAGTATTAAAAAGTCTAATCCAGCACGTAGAAGAAGTTTCCGTGCTAGACACAACTGTGATAATCCAGGACCACGTACTAAGGCACGTTACTGGTCATGTAGGAAGTGGTAATATGAAAATAACTGAGTTTGCAGATTTAGACCCAACAAAAGAAAATGAGTTAGGATTTGATGTCATTGGCGACTTACAAGTGTTTATGAAGAACGACCCAATGTTCTATCGCAAACAGTATTATCCAACAATGGCAAAACTACAAGATAAATTAAAAGGCGGCAAAAGTCCAGTACCTCAAGATTTATCACCTATGATTGATAGATGCTGTGAACAGTATTGTAATAAATTTAACATTTCAAAAGATCCTACAAAACTTTTAACTAAAGAAGAATATAAATCTTTAGCAGAAGTAATTTGTAGTGAAGAAATGGAAGCACTTAGAGACGGAGAGTACTAATGCTTTTACGTGAGCTTTTTGAAGCACCTAAGACTGCGGTGTTTGCATTTGGAAGAATGAATCCTCCAACTATTGGACATGCTAAATTAGCTGACGTAGTAAAATCACAAAAGGGCGATCCTTTTTTATTTTTAAGTCAAACACAAAAACCTAAAACAGATCCACTACCATTCCCAGAAAAGATGTACTTTGCATCTAAAAGTTTTCCAGGTATTGAAATAGGTGATCCTAAAGTAAAAACTATTATCCAAGCTATGCAAAGTCTAGAAGCTAAAGGCTATACAGATATTATATATGTAGCAGGTTCAGACAGAGTTGATTCATTTACTAAATTATTAAATGACTACAACGGTAAAGACTATAACTTTAACAGTATTAACATTGTAAGTGCAGGCGAACGTGATCCTGATGCAGATGGTGCTGAAGGCATGAGTGCAAGTAAAATGAGAGCCGCGGCACAAGAAGGTGACTTTGATAGTTTCAAACAAGGTGTTGCTAATGCACAGATGGCACAGCAAATGTATGACCAAGTTAGAAAAGGCATGGGCATTGTTGATGAAAGTTTAGATGAATATAGTGTAAAGCAACAACGACCAAAGATTGAAGTATTATATAACATTGCTGATAGAAAAGACAGTATGCCTTTTCCATTAAGTTATAAAGATACAGGTGGTGCAAGTAGCGGTGGTGAAGTATTAATTACTCCACAAGAAGCACAGAAATTTATTAAGTTTTACGATAGTAGAGCTGAAGATGAAAAAGAACTAATGCAAAAAGCACTAAAAAGTGTTAACGGTGTTAAGAACTTATTCAATAACTTAAACATTAATGTAAGTATTAAAGTTCCAAAAAATAAAGAAATTTCAACACAAGACCCATATGATAGACTTAAAGCTAACTTAACTAAAGAAGTTGATGTTAACGAACGTCCTTCCGACTCTGTTCCATCAGCGTCTAACTCAAAAATTGAGCAAGGCAAGGCAAAATTTGCAACATTTCAAAGTGGGTTAAATGCTAGTGAAAAGAAAAAGAAAAAGCCTCTTAAAAAAGGACACCACGAAGGTAAAATGTTTCCTAATCCTAAAAATTCTTTCTTAACTAAGTCAGACACAGCATACGACTTTTTAAAATTAGGTACTAATTTAGCTAATCTAAAGTCAATGCCAGCAGGATCTAATGTAGATGAACCAGACATTATGATTGCTCCTTATGCAGGTGCTAAAGAAATGAAGTACCTTATGAAGCAACTTAATCGTATTGGTTATCAAACACAAGATGCTCAAGGTTATCAAGATGCACATTTTGATGACAAACCCACAGGCGGTAAAGCACCTCCGCAGTTAAAGAAACTTGGGTCGCCAGGTAAAATTAAACTAGACAAACTTAAAACTGTACAAAGCGAACGCCATTGGCATAAACTAGGTAAGCAACTAGTAAACGTATTAAACGACGATTATGCACCTTTACAAATTGATCGCAAAGGACGTATTGTAAACGGACATCACAGATATGATGCACTACGTTTAACAGGTGCAGAGTATGCTCGTGTACATATGGCAGATGAAGTATTAGAAAACATGCTAGACGAAAACTTTGCTGACGGTAAGAAAAAAGAAACTATAGAAGAAACTATTCGTAAGCAAGGTGACAAGTATGTTATCTACAGTAAAGACGGTAAAAAGAAACTTGGCACATACGATAGTCGTAAAGCGGCTGAAAAGCGTCTAGGACAAATAGAATACTTTAAACATAACGAAAATGTAGAAGAAAACTTTGCTGACGGTAAAAAAAAAGGTAAAAGCAGACCAGGGCGTGTAAAAAAGTCAGGTGCTAGTTGCAATGGTAGTGTTACAGCACTACGCAAACGTGCTAAAAATGCAAGTGGCGAAAAGGCTAAAATGTATCACTGGTGTGCTAACATGAAGAGTGGAAAGAAGTAATGGATATTAAAACTTTACAACGACTAGCAGGGATTAATGAATTCTCAGGTTATTCGGAGTATAAGATTGACGAAAATCCTAGTATTACTGCAACAGCTCTAAAGAAAAAAGAAAAAGCAATGGGTGTAAAACCAGGTGATCAAGATTGGTTTAAACTTTGGTTTAGTAGACCTTATATGACTAACCAAAATATGCCACAAGGGTTTAGAGGACGTAAAAAGAAATGAGATGGCATGAGATATCAGAAGGCGTAGGACGCATTGTAAAAGGTGTTAACACAACTCCTGATGTTGGCGTGGATCAAACTAGTATTGAAGCAAAGAAATTTGGTAATTCGGTTGACAAAGATGGAAAGCCGTTGTATACTATGCATAAGAAAGCACATAAAAATACAAAACCAAATACTTTATTTAATATGGGGATGACTGAGTCGCAAATAAAAGAATTAAAATCAAAAGAACTATCAGCAGTTAGTGAAATATACGTAGACATGGACGGAGTATTAGCTGATTTCTTTCCAGCTTGGAAGAAGATAGTAGGTAAAGATTGGCGACAAATTACAGACATTGAAAGTGCATTACAAACAATTAGAGACAAAGATGATTTTTGGTTATCATTACCATTAACAAAAAATGCTCAAAACTTATTAAACATTATTAAAGAGCTAAAAGGAGAGTACAACATATTAAGTGCTCCGTTAGCTAACGACCCTAAAGCAGAACCACACAAGCGTGAATGGATTAAAAAGAACTTAGCGTTTTTTCCACCTAAAGAAGTTATTATATCCGCAGACAAATACAAGTGGGCTAAACAACCTGATGGTACACCTAACATACTAATTGACGACTTTGGATCTAATATTAGAAACTGGGAAGCTAAAGGTGGAGTTGGATTTAAGCACAAAGATCACAAGTTCGAGCGTACTGCTGGACTATTAAAGGATTACTTTAATAAACCTGTAGAAGAACGTGAACTAGATAAAGACGAAGAAGCAGAAAAAGAACGCATAGTAAAGGGTATGAAAAAGAATAAAAGTGACTTTAAAAAGCGTTATGGCAAAGATGCTGAAGCAGTTATGTATGCAACAGCAACTAAGATGGCTAAATCAGGATAAATAATACTATGTTAATACGTGAACTATTTCAAAAAGACCTAGAAGAAACTGCAACAGCAGGCGGTACTAGTGCAGGTGCTATAGCAACTGTGGCAAATCCAGTACATGCACATGGTCAAATACCACGTGATAAGAACGGTGTACCTAAAAAGAAGTCTAAGAAAAAAGCAGACGGCACAGTGGTTAATGCACTAGATGCGTCAGACAGTTTCTTTGGTGGCAAAGTAGCTAAACGATAAATACTATTAGAGAGATAAAGTGATGGATATGAATAAAAAACAACTAAAAGAAGGTTTAGCAGACATGGCTTACAAAGCTGAGTCAGACCATGAAGTACAAATGGCTAGAGCTGAACTATACAAAATTGCAAAATACAGTATCAAACTACACGAAATGCTTAAAGGTGTTGACGAGTCAGCAGGCTTAGAAGGTTGGGTACAAGCTAAAATTACTAAATCAGCAGATTATTTAGGTAGTGTTTACCATCACTTAGACTACCAAATGAAGTTTGACGAAGTAGCAGAATCTACAGCTAACGAAGCTAAAGAAAAAATGTGTCCAGAAGCATGTTGCGGAAAGCCTGTAACAGAATGTAAATGCGGACCTGATTGCGAACATTGCGATTGCTACAAAGAAAATCAAAAGAATGAAGGCAAGTACAAGAACGATGCACAGCGTAAAGCAGTACACGCTTCTAAAGCAGACAAAAAGAAAAACGAATCATACAAAAACACATTAGCTAATATGCTAAACGAAAAAGTAGCAAATAGTAAATGTAAAGATTGTGGCAAGCCTAGTTACACTACACTTGACGAAGAAAAACAAAAAGGCGTTGACGGCAAAGTATGCTGGAAAGGCTACAAGCGTATGGGTACTAAGAAAAAAGGCGGCAAGACCGTTGATAATTGCGTAAAGGCTTAGTCAATGAAAGTTGAAGATCTTGTAGAAGCACCTCCAGGAGGTTGGTTAAACACTAAAGCATCGCTTGGTAAAGTAGATGATTTAGTTCGCAACAATCGTTTAGGTACAGGTCTTAGTAATCTAAATAAAGCATTTTCAAAAAAGTTTGGTGGCGCACACGGCAGTAAAGAACCAATCGCACCCGGCGGTGGCATTGACGATAAAGAAACTGATGATTGGATTGCTAAAGGCGACACTTCTAAAAAAGACACAAAGACTAAAGCAAAACCAACACCAACACCGACACCAGATCCTAAAGCACAAACTCAAAAACAACCTAAAACAATAGATGATTTAAAACCAGGTAGTGCATACAACGATGGTACTGTAACTTGGACATGGACTGGATCAGATTGGAGTGACGGTGCAGTTAAATTAAAGCCCGAAACAGGATGGAAGGGATTTAATAAAGCTAAAAACAAATTTGTAAAAGAAGCACCAGGTGCAGGCATTGTTAAAAAAGTTGCAGGTAAAGTAGCAGACAAGGCAGTAGATTTTGCGGCGAATGCCACAGGTGCTAGTAGAGATGATATCAAAAGAGCTGGTGCAGAACAAGGCGGCGTAATTGGCAAAGTTACTGGCTTAGCAAAAGGCGACGATAACAAACAAACACAACAGGTTGCACAAAAAGCAACAGCATTAAAAGGTGTTGTTGGTGGTAAAGCAAGTGGTGCCCAAGTTGCAAAAGGCTTAGATAAAATATCATCAGGTGAAACATTACCGCCAAATATTATTAAAGCGATTGCTCCATATGCAACTGCTATTCAAAGTATGATGTCTAATCCTCAACTGTTTGGTAAGTTCAAAGCACTTATGAAACAAGCTGAAGCTGGACAGAACCAGCAATAACAATACATTAAACACCCCTATATAAATAATTGCATGTTCATACCAAACGTGCAAAAATTAGAGTTTAAAGAATCTGCTGACATCTATACTCACGTATATGAAGATGCCGAGACACTCAATCCAATACTAGCTGAAAAAATTAGAGCTAGAGGGGATTGCCAATTTAGAAAAACAAATGTTCAAGCAAATATGACAGAATGGACAATGTTTAGAGATCCTGACTTTAAAAAGATTATTAACTTTGCTATTGATGTTGTACAAAATGGTCTTGAACATTTAGTTGGTGGTAAGTATGAAGTAACAGATTGTTGGGGTGCAGTATATTCCAAAGGCGATAGCTGTAAACCACATGCACATCATCCTGCTATTTGGAGTTTTGTATACTATGTTGATGCAACTCCAGATGATGCACCTTTAGTATTTCCAACAAGTGGTAATGCTATATTTCCAAATCCCGGACTTATAGCAGTATTCCCAGGTTGGGTAACACACGAAGTACCCCCACAGAAGAACGACAAAGAGCGAATAGTAATAGCAGGTAATTTAACAATTCATCGTACACAAGCTGAATAATAGTTGTTGACAAGCACTTACAGTTCGTGTATAATGTATATAACAATTAAGGAGATAACATGAGCGATCGAACATACGGCGTAGAAGAAAAAGCCAAACTAGAAAGATTGGTTAACGAAGGAGTTACAGTACTCCAAGAAGTAGAAGACTTAACTACAGGTCTTAAAGATACTGTAAAAGCAGTAGCAGAAGAACTAGATATTAAACCAAGCCTTATTAATAAAGCAATTAAGATTGCCCAAAAAGGTGAATGGCATAAAGTTGCTGATGAATTTGATGATCTAGAAACACTTGTTGTTACAGTTGGCAAGGACAAGTAGTTTGAATAGAGTAACCAATTTCTTTAAAACAAGTTATAGGCTAAGTCCTGTTGCATTCTATTGCGAAATGATTGAGGCATTGTTCTTAATCACAGCAAGTGCAATATTGAGCTTTACTATATTAGACCCTGCAACAACAATATTTGTGCCATTATATTTGATTGGAAGTATTTTGGGCATTGTTAGTGCAGTTATTAGACAAGCGGCATTTGTAATTATACTTTGTTCTTGGTTCTCAGCAATGAACCTTTGGGCATTAATACAGTTGTTCGTAATATGAAATATATGGTTGACATAGACGGAACTATCTGTTATAATAATAACAGTGAGTACGAATTTAGTAAACCAGATGTTCAACGTATACAACACTTTAATAAGTTGTATAATGAAGGCAATGAAATACATTATTGGACTGCTAGAGGCGGTAGCACAGGCAAAGATTGGAGTGAGCTTACTAAAGACCAGTTTGCGGAGTGGGGTGTACTATACACAACACTAAGTTTTAGAAAGCCACACTATGATATTTGGATAGATGACAAGGCAAGAGAGGCGAATGAATATTTTAAGAATGAAGGTAAAAGTCGGCCATAAGCGACCTTATTGGTTTTTGTCAGCCCCAAGTGACATACAAGGAGTTAAAATATGAGTTATGTAGACGCACAGTTTGATCGTGATCAGGATGTGATCAGAGTAGTCGAACGAAAAGATGGTAAGCGTTCTTACACAGAATACCCAATCAAATACACATTTTATTATAAAGATCAACGTGGTAAGTACAAAAGTATTTACGGCGATCCGTTAAGCAGAATTGTTGCTAAAAACACAAAACAGTTTCGTAAAGAACTAGCCATTAACGCAAACAAAGAATTGTTTGAAAGTGATATTAATCCAATCTTCCAATGTTTGAGTGAAAACTATTTAAATGTAGATTCACCTAAGTTGAATGTTTGCTTTTTTGATATTGAGACAGACTTTGATCCAGAACGTGGCTTTGCTGATCCTAGTGATCCGTTTATGCCTATTACTGCTATTACTGTACACTTACAATGGTTAGATAGTCTAGTTACATTTGCTATGCCTCCTAAAGGCTTATCAATGGAACAAGCAAAAGAAGAAGTAAAAGATTTTCCAAACACATACTTGTATGAAAAAGAAGGCGACATGTTAGAAGCGTTTCTTGATATTATACAAGACAGTGATATACTTACAGGTTGGAACAGTGAAGGTTATGATATTCCATATACTGTAAATCGTGTAAAAAGAGTTTTAAGTAAAGATGATACAAGACGTTTTTGTTTATGGAAACAACTTCCTAAGAAACGTGAATATGAAAAGTACGGACGTAAAGCTGAAACCTATGACCTAATAGGCAGAGTGCATTTAGATAGTTTGGAATTATATCGTAAATACACATATGAAGAAAGACACACATATCGACTCGACGCTATTGGCGAACTTGAGATCGGCGAAAACAAAACTGTGTACGAAGGTACGCTCGATCAACTTTATAACAATGACTTCAGAACGTTCATTGAGTACAACAGACAAGACGTTGCACTACTGGACAAGCTGGACAAAAAACTAAAGTTTATTGATCTTAGTAACGAACTTGCACATAGTAACACGGTGTTACTACAGACCACTATGGGTGCAGTTGCAGTTACAGAACAAGCAATTATCAACGAAGCACATCACAGAGGCTTGCAAGTTCCTAACAGAGTAAAACGTGAGCCTGGCAGTGATCCTGCGGCAGGTGCTTATGTAGCATTTCCTAAAAAAGGTGTACACAAGTGGATTGGTTCAATGGATTTGAATTCACTATATCCGTCTGTTATTAGAGCATTAAATATGGATCCTGCAACAGTTATAGGACAATTACGTCCTGAGCTAACTGATGCAATGGTTGAAGATGCAATGACACTTCAGAAGAAGTCATTTGCAGGTGCTTGGGAAGGCCGCTTTGGTACTATTGAATACGAAGCAGTTATGGAGAAGAAGAAAGACATTAGTATTACTGTTGACTTTGAAAACGGTGAAAGTGAAATTCTTAGTGGTGCTGAGATATACAAACTAATATTTGATTCACACAAGCCATGGATGCTAACTGCTAACGGAACTATCTTAACTAATGAATTTGACGGTGTTATTCCAGGACTTCTTAAACGTTGGTATAGTGAACGTAAAGATTTACAAAAACAAAAAGGCAAAGCTATTGATGCTGGAAACAGAATTGAAGTTGAGTTTTGGGATAAACGACAGTTGGTTAAGAAGATTAACTTGAACAGTTTGTATGGTGCAATTCTTAATCCTGGTTGTAGATTCTTTGATCCGCGGATTGGTCAATCAACAACACTAACAGGTAGAGCTATCGCAAAACATATGAGTGCAGAAGTTAATAAAGTTATTACAGGCACATATGATCATGTAGGTGATAGTATTATCTATGGTGATACTGATTCTGTTTACTTTAGTGCCCACCCTGTACTAAAAGCAGATATTGATGCTGGAAAAATTCCTTGGACAAAAGATAGTGTTATTACATTATATGATCAAGTATGTGAAGCGGCGAATGAAACATTTCCAAAGTTTATGCAAGAAGCATTTCATTGTCCAAAGAGCAGATCAGATGTTATTGCGGCAGGTAGAGAAATTGTTGCTGAGTCAGGTTTGTTTATTACTAAGAAACGTTATGCGGCTTTAATTTATGATAACGAAGGCGAACGCATGGACGTCAACGGTAAACTAGGTAAAGTAAAAGCAATGGGTCTTGATCTTAAACGATCAGATACACCTGTGTTTATGCAAGAGTTTTTAAGTGAACTATTGCTTATGGTACTTACAGATAAGACAGAAGCTGAAATACTTGCAAAGATTACAGACTTCCGTACTGCATTTAAACTACGTCCTGGTTTTGAAAAAGGTTCACCTAAACGTGCAAACAAAATTGGCGAGTATCAACGTAAAGAAGCAAAGCAAGGCAAAGCAACTATGCCCGGACATGTTCGTGCAAGTATTAACTGGAACACACTAAAGCGTATGAACGGTGACAAATACTCGCAAGAGATTGTAGACGGTATGAAAGTTATTGTTTGTAAACTAAAACAGAACCCACTAGGCTACACAAGTGTTGCATATCCAACAGACGAACTACGTATTCCAGATTGGTTTAAAGAACTTCCGTTTGATGATGATGCAATGGAATCAACAATTATTGACAACAAACTAGGTAATTTGATCGGTGTGCTAGACTATGATATTTCAAGCACATTACAGAACAATACATTTAATAGTTTGTTTGATTTCGGAGAATAGAAAGGCGATTATGGCAAGAAGAAATAAACTTGAAAGAAAACTTGACGAGTATAATCACACTATGGAACTAATTAGAACTGTTGTTCCAATTGCTGTGCTAATACTTCAAATAGTAATTTTAGTGAAGGTAATTTAATATGGCTGTACATGGAATGATAGATTTAGAAACACTTGGCGTTGAGCCAGATAGTGTTATCATAACACTCGGTGCTATTAAATTCGACCCGTATACAGATGAAGATCCGCACTCAGGATTGTATCTACGTTGCGACATTGAAGAACAAAGTGAAAAGTATCATCGTACAATAGATGACAATACACTTGAATGGTGGGGTAAACAAGATCCTAAGATTAGAGAAGAAGCATTTGGTGAACACAAAGATCGTGTGAACATGGAGCAACTTACAAAAGCAATTAATAAATTTTGTGTAGGAGTAGATCAACTTTGGTGTCAAGGTCCATTGTTTGATTATGCTATTTTACAAAACTTATACAAAGGCGTTGGTAAGCCGTGTCCATGGAACTTTTGGCAGATTAGAGACAGTAGAACATTGTTTGCTATGATGCCTACAGATCCTCGTAAAGCAATACAAGAAGAATTACATAATGCATTAGCAGACTGTTACTATCAAGCTAAGTGTGTACAATCAACCTATAAACACTTTGGAGTTAAATCTCGATGAGGATACTACTAACAGGACATAAAGGTATGGTTGGAACAGAGTTGTATACTGCTCTAACCAAAGACCATCGTGTTATTGGTATTGATTTAAAAGACGGTAATAACTTACTAGACTGTTCGTTAGACTTCGATGTTGATCTAGTAATTCATCTTGCAGGCGAAAGCGGAATACTAAGAAGTTTAGAAGAACCTGATTTGTATTTTCAACATAACGTACTAGCAACTAAAAGATTATTTGACCATTTTAAAAATACTAGAATACTGTATGCTAGTTCAAGTACTGCAAAAGAACCTAATAGAAATCCGTATGCATTAACTAAACATACAGTTGAACGCATTGCACCACAATCAAGTCTAGGCATGAGATTTACAACTATATACAGTAACAACTCAGAACTTAGGCCAAACATGTTAATACCTCGAATTATACGCAATGATGTACCACACGTAACTAATCATAAAAGAGACTTTATTCATGTTGCCGATATTGTAAGTGCAATACTTACATTAATCAAAAACGAAGATGTAAGAGGAGTTATTGATATCGGAACTGGCAAAAGCCAATCACTAAAAAGTATTTTAAAAGAATTTGGAATGAATCCACAAATGAAAATGGATACTCCCAATGAAAGAGCTGATAATGTTGCTGACATATCAGTGTTACAAGGCTTGGGTTGGAAAACAACAATTGAGCTAATACAATTCTTAAAAGACAAGAAAGAGCTTGACTTTTTAGAAAAACCTAAATATAATGTATATAACTAATGGAGAAATGTTAAAATGAAAGATATCTTACAAGACGTTGTTGCTCATACACATTCACTAGGATTTTTAACTTTAGTAAAAGTTACTGGTGAAGATGCCGCAACGACAATCGAATCAATGGCAGAAGATAGAAGTGTTATCTTAACTGCTACAACAAAGGCGGCAGTAAACGAATTTAAAGGAACCTTTGGTATGCCTAACTTAGACAAGTTAGCACTACACTTAAAGAATCCTGAGTATCAAAAACAAGCAAAGATTACTGTAGAGTCTAGAGAAAAAGACGGCGAAACTTTGCCAACACACTTACACTTTGAAAACGAAGCAGGTGACTTTGAAAACGATTATCGCTTTATGAATAAAGCAATTATTGATGAGAAACTTAAAACTGTTAAGTTTAAAGGTGCAAGTTGGGACGTAACCATTGAGCCTACAATGGCTTCAATTACTAGAATGAAATTGCAAAGTGCGGCACATTCAGAAGAAACTACATTTACAGTTAAGACTGAAAATGATAACTTAGTGTTTACTTTTGGTGACGCTTCACAACACGCAGGATCATTTGTATTCCAACACGGAGTTGGCAGTGAATTGAAACATGCTTGGAGTTGGCCTGTAGCACAAGTACAAGCTATTTTAAATCTTGATGGTAAAGTAACTATGAAGATTAGTGATCAAGGTGCAATGGCATTAAGTGTTGACAGTGGTTTAGGTCAGTACGACTATATTCTACCAGCACAAACTAAGTAAGGATAAATGACGAAAAAAAATAAAAAGCCAGGCTTAATAGACAAAATAGGAAAAGCACATTCAAAGGTGTTTACATATGTTAGTAACAAAGCAAAGACAAGTAAACTATGGGCAATATTAT